GGATTATCTAAGTCACGAACCGTGATAGTATTGTTTGCAGTATCTCTGGCAGTTACTTCGTATTCTTTGCCAGCATGACCTGTAGCAGCAGTTCCGAAACCACTGTTTGTGAAGAATGAAACAACATCACCAACGTTAATTGCATTAGATGCAAGATCAACGTCATCAACTGTTATAGATGTTGCACCACTTGCTGGTGTACCGTTAACTTGGTTAGCACCTGTAATGTCTTGCGAAAATGCTGTAGAAGTAGCACAAACTGAAACAGCGAGATTATTACCATGATCACCAGCGGTTCTTGCGGCCCAAGGACCAACACTACCTTGACCATCTCTAAATGAGTTAGTATAGTGATCTGCATCTCTAATTAAAAGTCCAAGGTTTGAAGCAGCGTTCAAAACGGCGGACTCAGCACGAACAACTTTAAGTGCGTTTGAATACTGCAAAAAATTTGCAGCAGTGAAGAAATATTCAAAGTTACTTGAATTTGGTTTACCAAATATAGAAACTAGTTCTGCTTCTGAAGAAATATTAACAACTGAACTAACTGGACCTTTTTCAAAGGAACCAGCAACAGCGCCAATATTAGTTTGGATAGAAGGAACAATGTTTGTTAAGTCAATTTCTCTTACATGTACTCCTGGCGACACTAAAAAACCCATTTTTCTTACTCCTTTTTCTGTAGAGAATCTAACTCTACGTTAGAGTTTATTCTTTTCATTACGAATATTTATAAAAAAATGAATCCTAAAACACGTTTTTATATGTTTAGATTCTTATAAATAATCACATGAATAAACATTATGAAAAATACAAAGATACAATAAAAAGTGTATCAAAACGAAACTACCGTAAACGTATCGTATGGCTTAACGAATACCTTGCAGAAAAATCCTGTATTCATTGCGGCGAAAGTGAGACTGTATGTCTAAAATTCTACCCGTATAATAATAAAATTAGAAAATTAACTCAACGTAAAGGATTAAACGAGGATAGCCGCAAAGAAGTAACAGATTTTATAAAACAATCAGTTATAGTTTGTTCAAATTGTTTTGTAAAATTAGATCATGATCTTATAGAATTTATATAGTTGTTTACCAATCTGAACCGTAATCACGAACAATAGGATTCCACTTAGTTCCATATTCATCAACCATCTCACCATTATTTTCTTCTTCAAGACCATTCAATACAAATCCAAATGGAGCCATATCCTGTTCTAACATATCTTGTTGTTCCCTCATCATGGTTGATCTAATATCCTGATCAGATAATTCTTTAAAATACTGTTGGTCTGTTGCCCACGCAAACATAAACAGACACGCAACCAAGTCATCGTTACATCCTTCATCAGCCTCAAATGATTGTCCTTTGACAATAAATGTAGATAACTCTGTGATAATCTCTAAATCTTCAATAATTAGTTTATTATCCTCAACCATCTGTTTTAGGTTGGAACAACCAATACGTTTTACAGCTTTAGTAGTTCTTACCCCCAACTGCGCTCGGCCTCCTGAGAACCCTCCTCCAAGGACTTGTCCCGCTCGCCCACGCATGGAAGCCATTATCAGGTTGTCATACTCCAAATCAAACTGTAAAGCAGTGGCAACCTGTTCTCCAATGTCATTAACCTCTACCATAACAAATGCTTGATTATATGCTCGGGCAACATCATAAATTTTTGCAGGAAATAGCATAGGTTTAATTTCATTATCTCTAAACTTTGCACAAATCTTATATGGTATCTCTGTCACATCAACTACCACAAATGCTGAATAATCGTTTGCAGTTCCCCTAGAAACATCAGCGGTGAGAAAATATGTGTGACCTTCTTGCGGGGGAAGGTGAACATCTAATCCAGCGTTAGACTTAATCGGCGCTCGATATGTTAATTGTTTAAGCTTAGTTGGTGTAATTAGTGTATCAATAGACCCTAAGAACTCACACTCAAACTCTGTATTAAACTGAGATTGAGAGGTATTTTTTATCGTTTCTTTTTTCCATTCCTCATCACGGCCAGGAACTTCGCTCCAATGAACCTCAATAGGAATATAAGTGTTACGACCTTCCTCTGCATCTACCCATAACTTGTAGAACATATTCATGCCATGTGGTGTAGAAACAATCATCACCTTAGTTGTCTTACCCGAACTTATTGTTGGATATACCGAACTAAAAAATTGTTCTGCAACGTTCTGTGGAACATATGCAAACTCATCTAAAAATATAATGTTATAACTACCGCCACGCACGGCACTAGCACTAGTAGAACTAGCAAGGATTTTTGATCCATTTTCCAACTCCAAACTGCCTTTGTTCCAAGACATAACGCCTTGTTGTAACCACTTTGGTAAATGCTCGTATGCAAGTTGAAGTCTACTAAGTAAGTCCCTTGCAGTAGCAGCTTTGTTTGCAAGGATTGCAACGTTTACACTTGGATTAAATAAAACATAGTGGAGAAGATATGCAATAATAGTAGTAGATTTTCCTGACTGTCTAGGAAGTTTACATATAGTGAAACGATTTTTGTGAAATGTTCCAATCATATCCTTCTGGAAATCATATAGTTTAAATGGAACAAGGCCTTCATCAAGAGACACAATCATAATGTAGTTTTCTACAAAATATTGCGGGTCTTTCATACACCTCTGATACTCTTGAAGTTCTTCCTTTGTCCACTCTTGTTGGACATTGGCCTTTTTGAGATTGGGATTACCAAGGTAGACAGATTCAGCCATTATTTTTCTTTTAACATCTTCTGCAACTCAGCAGTACTACCAACGAATAATGCATTAGTTACATTCTTTGGTGCATTATTTGGAACATCTTTTAATTTTCTCATCTTCTCTTGTAAGTCACCAAGTTTTTCAGTGACCTCTGCAACTTGTTTAATAAGGTTCCCGGCGACCTCGTATGCTCGTGGATGGTCCGATTCTTTGGCGAGCTCCAATATTCCTTCCACTGCATTCGTTCCTTTTTCGACCAAATTGTAGAAGTTTTGTCGCTGGTATTCATAATCTTTTTCAATATCATCATCATTAGTATCGCTCCATGATTCGTGAGGAGGAGTTACTTCTTGTTTTATAGTTGTGGATGGAAGTTGTTCTACTATACCTAAAGCCTCTTCAATTTTATTATTCATAACTAATCCTTAATTTTTATTCTTCCACTCCTTGGAAGAATGAAGTTGTTTCATTAAATCCAAAATCATCATCAGCACTAGCTGTAGTGGGGTTAGGTGTAACAACAAGTCTTTGCTCTCTCTTAGGAGCAGTATCTTTAAGGTTTGTGAATTGGTCTACCTGTACAGTCTTAATGACAGACTGTGAAGTGACAGGGCCATACAGATAAAATTTTGCTGTAAAACTTAAACTATATACTAGAGCTCTTCTACTTGTGAAGTCTCCATCATAATCATCTTCATAACTTATACTATTCAATACGATAGGAACATCTCGTTTGATTCCCATATCTGACATATCATTTATAGTGAGAGTGTAGTCAGGTTGAAAATACGGTAAAATTTGTTCAACGATTTGTAATGCATCGTCAGAATTTTTAGCTAAACAATATAATTCAAATTCTATGTTATATGGAACAGGCATAAATTGAGTATCAAGAGATTTACCATCAGTTCCAGATTTTGTCTTTTTAAATTTTTGAATACGATTTAATTTTCTTGCTGGGTCATATGTTAACCCACCAATCTCAAAACCAATTCTAGGCAAAGTGACCGCAACTTGTTTTGTCAAGTCTGGGTCTTCTGCAAGACGAACCAAAAACTTTTGTCTTGGTCCATATGCCAACGGAACCTTCATTGACTGAATTACTTTTCCATCACCGTCCCTACGAACCAACGATATATTATTAAACATTGTACCAAATGCAACAACCACTTTTCTGATTGTCTCATGATAATATTGTGTACCTAACATTAACCCAAACTCCCTGCATCACCAAATGGATTAGATTCTGTAAAATCTAAAACTGTATCATCTAGTCTATCGAACAACTCATTTTGAGCTGACGGCCCAGCGTCAGTAGATAATCTACCACCTTCACCTATTATATAGTCTTCTTGTAACAACCACTCACCAGTTTCAAGTAATAAGCTCTCACCGACTGAAGTTGAGTCATCCTCACCAATAATATTGTCATTATCTGTCTCATCCTTCAACAGACCCCTTGTTGCGGCAGTATCATGTATACGAATTGATTCATTTACAGCTGAAGACTGTTCTAAAGTAAACTGATAGAGTAAAGTATCTATAGACAACGCATCTTCTATTGCATCTATTGCAGTAACACCAGTATCCAAAGCTTCTAAACTATAATCAAATGTGCGACACTGTAATTTATATACTGGATTACCATCTAATTGATTAAATGGTTCATCATGATCAACGAAATTGACCTCAAATAATTTTTTGAGTATTGGATGAAAAACCAAATCACCCTCTAATGGTCTATCTGAATCTGTTGAATCAGTCTCGTTAAGAATATAAAAATCAGAACCTTCAAATGAAGCATAATTTGTTGATGTATCAATACTTGCAGATTCTAGTAAAATAGAACCGCCTGTGTCATCCGTACCACTTTCAATAGTAAATTGTTTTGTAAGTTCTTGAAATCTACTTTTGGAAACAACAAAGGTAATCTCGCTCAAGTTTTGCAACCCAAACTTGGACATAAGTTCCTTCTCACCAGCATATCCACCACCAGCGTTCTCCACATACATTTCTATTTTTGCAGACTGACGGAATTTTGAAAGTGAAGTTTCACCAAAAACAGTATCTTCATTAACAATAGTTCTATCAACATAATGAACATCATGTCCATAAATTTGAATTGCTTCTGCTATTAGGTTTGCATAAAGATTTCTTTCAGTCGATATAGATGCAAAGTTACTTGTATGAAATGCTGCATTTACGGCCATAAAATTATCCTATCATGTAGTTAATTGGTAATTCAAAATGCAATTGAATTTGATCTTCCAACTTCGTGATTTCGTCTATTGCTTGACTATAAATATCACCACCGTTCATAGTAACACCACCGAGCATTTCTACTCCACTAAACTTAGAAAGGTTTGACCCCCATTGTCGTTTGATAAGAGCTGTTGTATATCTTTTCAAATACATATCATTATAAATGTCTGTAAATTGGTTTGGATCAAGTTTCCTGTAACATTCTATAATAATAAATTCGCCTACACTCAGGTCATTGTTCCAATCCATATCTAAATAAAGTCTCTGTTGATGTTGACTGAATCTAATTGGAACCTCACCAACAAGTATATGTTCTAGGAAGTCAAGATGTTGAAGTGTCATTTGATATTCCATAATAGAAGTTGATGAAAAATCGTATAAGTCGTTTAATCTAAGTTGATACCTAATATCAAACAGACTACCACTAGTACCACCACTAAAAGGAAAAACATTCACAACAGCAACAACTGCTTCTGGGGTAGGAATATATCCAGCTCCATCAAACCAAGTTGCAGTTACAGTATTATCTACAGTATCAGTTGCAGATGTAGTGTAATTGGTATTTGCTCTATCAATATCTGACTGTAAAACTTTATGTTTTAGATATACTCTTTCAATTCCATCGTAATGATATTCTGCGAAATATTGTAGCGCTTCATCAATACGGTCATCTACTTGGTCATCTGATACATTTATATCTATTACACCAAAACCAAGTGACCTAAGACAATAGGCCTTTAGGGTATCTTTTGTTGCGGGTATTGCCATTTAGTCACTCCTTTTATTTTACCAGAACTTTAGTTTCTTAACTGCCTTTGTACTTGCTTTTGCTGTGCGACTTATCACGCCAGCAGTTTGATTTGCTGCATTCGTTGTTGCACTAACAACTGCGGCCGGTGTTTCTTTAATTGTTTTTAGCCATGCCATTTAGTCACTCCTTTACCTATATTTATAAGTATTTAGAAGCAACGCAATTTGGCCCGTACTGACCGTCATCAAACCAATCACTTTTTTTAACAAAACCTACCTTTTCGTAAGCAGGAAGAGCAGACTTTCTTGGAACTGTCCATAACCAAGTAGCATCATGTTTACTTACAAACTCAGATGTATGAGTTAAAATTTTAAATGAAAGTCCTTTCCGTCGATGATTAGGAGAAGTCCAAAGTCCTCTAGAGCGCCAATAACTATCTTCCTTATAATTAAATGGATGACTAGATGAAGTCATGAAGCAGCTATTAACACAAACTATCTCATTATCAATTTTAATACCAAAGAACTGGATGTTCGAGTTTTCTGACTTCGGTATCCCCTCCTTCTTTAATACGGTTGTAAATAAATACGGCTCCATCGTTAGTGTCCAATTATTAGTTGGTTTTACTCCACCCTTTTTTTCTGGCCACAAATGTTGTTCCCATATTTTCTTAATCTCTTCCCATTTAATTTCTTCTACCTCATGCATAATCTTTAAATCCTTCCCATTCATGTGGTTTATTAAATCGGTGTGAGAAATGAACAAATTTTATATCAGGATGAAACTCACCTCCTAAAAATACATAGTCGTTACTTGTTAGTTTACTATACTTTCTTGTTATCTGAACTTGCCACTTTTTAATACTCTTACCACTTATAATATCTTCACCAGTGACCCAACGAGTAAACCATTCACAAGGCAACACTTTCAACTTTAATCTTTCATTCACAGAATCCTCAACAAAATATTGTTCTCCATTTACAGGACCACTTGTTGTTCCATTTGAAATATAATGACTCTGCCAGCGATTATGATCTTTCATAAACTTATCGTAAATATATTCACAGTCTGTAGGATAATATTTGAAGAACCCCCCATTGATAGAGTATCCTTCCTTCTCCGTGTCTCTCCACCACCCTGGCATAGCTGCAAACTCACCTTTTACAATAGGGTACTCAAATATCTTCTTATAGTCATTCATCAAAAGAATGTCAATGTCTATAACACAAACAGGTTCATCAATACCAGTTTGCATTGCCCACATCTTATTCCATTGAAGTTGTACTTCGGGGTGATAAGCTTCTCGTATCCAGACTAGTTCATAATCTGAAAGTTTTTTCTCTAAGTATGTTTCGTACTCTGGCCCATACTTGTCGCCTATTCTAACTGCAAATATTTTCATATCAATGTGTGTGTAATAGGTTAGCTATTACTTTCTCCACGTTCTCTGTAGTCATCGGTATATTCATTATCATATGATCACTTTCATCTATCCAACTAACTGTTCTATGTGTCATTCTAGTATTTACATAATATGCTCTGCCGTGTTCAATCATCAGTTTCTTATCATCTTGCATAAACCAATCGTATTGCTGCGGGCCGCAGTTCTGAAGAAATACAATTACCCTAAAACAATTTCTGGGTATGCTTGGATGATCTCTGTGTGGTGGAAAATAACCACCAATATTTGAACGAACAATAAAGGTTCGACCTAAAGGTTCAAACGCATCACATATAGGTTGCAAACTTTCACAGGAATGATATAAATCTGTAAACTCATTAAAATCTACATCGTCTAATTTTTTTCCTGCTGATCGACTTGCCTGTGGTAAACTAGGATTGTCTTGGTGTGTTTTGCCAGGCAAATTTGTAACAGCAAGGCCTTCTCTATTATTAGGCCTGCCCTCTTTCGGTAAGTAGTTAACCCAATCATTATCAAACAATTTAATTTCACGCCTATACTTTTCTGGGTCAACGTAAAAATGCAAGGGTTCAAACATACCCAATTGTAATAGTCCCAACTCATTCATCAATGTTTCTTGTGTTACTTCCCCTTTAGGAAATTTATGAAACTTTCTTTTTCCTGCTGGTAAATCAACTTCATTATCCACCATTTTTCATACCTCTTTTTTTTATACCTCTTTTAAATAAATCTTTTCCTCTTAAATGATAATACTCTGTGTGTTTCTCAAGTGTGTCTACCATATTATCAAAACTTTCTTTGAGCTCTAATAAACTATAACACGCATGAGATGTGTGATATCCATAGATATTACTGACATCCATGAACACCCTTTTGCCTTTAATTTTATTTACAAACCAATCATTGCCTGCCTCACCAATTGCATCCCAAACTTTATATTCAATTTCATAATTGTTATACATTTTTTCTTGGATTGTTCTCAACTCTTCATGTGTTCCAAAACTTTTAGTTCTTTCGTTTAACGTAGTTCTATGTTCTCTATTTGGTGCCATATTATTCACAGTAATTATTTGGGGTGATGTTTTTCCATACAATCTTATATCACTCATAGACATGTTCATTTCAACAATGTTTTGTTTTATCTCCACATTCTCACTACAATAATCATAGAAGACAATCTCTCCATCGAAATCTAACTTGTCTGCAAAAACTTCGCCACTATACCCAGCTGTTGGCGTCATTATCAAATCAAAAGGTTTTTCCGGCAGCTGCCCTAAGCCCTCCGTATTTTCTGCATAGAATATTTCATACAGTCTTGTAAATAAAACTTGAAAATAAGGATCGGTCTTGTCTATATCATCACGCCACCCAAAATTTTTCGCATGAATAATACCCCAATTCTTATTCTGCAACTCTCTTCGGTTCTGCATGTGGGCGTAAGACCAACACTTTGCGTTACGTTCTTCAACAGAAAAATTTGTGATAGTAGGAAGACCGTCAATCTTTATCCAAGATGGTGTGTAATCGTCATGAAAATTATCATCTGCCCTTATAAAATTATCCCACTTCCCTCTTATATTTGGTTTATCCAATGATCTCCATTTTTTAAGATTAAGTTCTATGTGTTGGTGATGAATAAATGCTTTCTCGCCAGGCCTAGCAATGATGTGACCTTTGCAAAATTCATCTGTCTTTGTCCAGTTATAAAATCTTTGGATTGCAGTTGTTGAGCGAACCATATCAAAGACCATACCCACTGAAACAATCATGGCATGAGTGTAATCTTCACAAGTTTCTAATACGTCTTGCAACTCTGTGAGGTAACATATCTTTTGATTATGACCTGTCCCTGCACCAGTAATACCACCAGAAGTTTGCGTTAGTGTTGTCTGTAATTGTTTTTCCATCGAAAAGTCCCACTGAAACGTGACATAGGGTGGTTTTTTTTTGTTAGGATACACAATAATAAAGACAAGATTTTCAACTCCTTTTTTGGGTTTTATTTTTTCTGTGTGTTCTAACCAGAAATTTTTAACTTCTTTAAAGCTTTTCATAGTATGGTTTCCATTCGGGAAACATATCAGTCAAACATGTTCCTCTGTATTTGTCTCGTTTTGAAATATCAATCATCATTTTATTATGTAGTTCTTCATCCCACTCCATGTTTGTAAGATAACTGGATAACTTCATGAAGGTTTTTGTGTGATGAGGTTTCACCTCAGAGTATATTTTGTCTAGATATTGCTCTCTGATATCAGGTGGAACAGCTGTGACAATGTATAGATTTTGGCCACCTACAACAAGACTACCAGTAGCAAAATCATTATATACATCTGGCGATTCTTCTTGCAGAATATCCACTCCATCAGCTACCTCATTTAAATATCCTATGTTCAAAGAACTGACACAGGTTGCAAATAATATTTTTGTCCTAGGCATTTTTGCAAACCTCTTAACATTCTCCATAATCTTTGGCCACTTGGAGGGAAAACGAATATAATTATTTTTCTCTCCCCAACACTCAACTGATATATTCATCTGACAGTCCTTGAAATGTGGAACGTAATTGAATATATCTCCCCTCTTACCCATCTTTGGAGTCAAAGTTGCATTAGTGGTTATGACAAGTCGCATCTGATCACTAACGCCCATATCAATAGCTTTATCCATCATGTCATAATTTTGAGTCAATGCAAGTGTCTCACCACCGACAAGTTTCATTTCAATGAGGTTCTTGATAATATCGGTATATTTTTCCATATCATCTTCATCATTGACCCAAGTTCTACCATTGAGCCAACTACTTGTCATTCCCTTGCCTTGAGATACTCCAATCGCTTTATTCTCTTTTGCATAGCTGGAAGAATTATAGGGACCACACATATGACATTTAAGATTACAGAAGTTATTAGGAGCATTGTATTCCATTGTCAAATAGAAAGGATCATTCATATCTGATTCAATATACGATTCAAGTGCATCTGTATATTCTCTATATTCGCCATGTTCTTTATCAAACTTATCTAAATATACAATTCTATGACTTTCAGTCGGCGAGAGTCTTTCTTGCTCTTTACACACCATACAGTGTTTATCAATTAGTGGTGTAGGTTTGTCAGCGTTCATGAACTCATCACGAAATGTCTTCATGAATTTTGTATGATGAACTTCCATAGGGCCCATTTTATCTTGAGGATAAGACTTTGCTGATTGGTCTAATGATCTTCTTCCACCTGGCCACGATTTTAAAACACAACAAGGTTTTTTAGCTCCATCGTGATTGATGACCGTATTCATAAACGGTTGCGGGCAAAACCATTTCAAGTCTTTTAAGTTAGTCATAGACTATTTCCTCTCTCGTATCTCTGTCATCACCACAATATTTTGTACAGATTTTAGGAACAGATGTTCCCTTGATTAGTCCATTGAAAAAGTCAAGCCATTCTATTGACATTATGATATCTTCAATGGTATCAACATTTTCTATTTTTAATTCCTCTTTAAACAAATCGTCCATACCGGCCATACTACCATTATAATCTGATTTCAATTTTCGTAGTGGGTCTGTCCAACAACAAGGCAACAGATAACCCTCTGCATTTAATGCAAATGATTTTCCTTTAGCACACTTTGGTTTAAGCACAGTTAATCTCACTTGGTTTGTACGGGTCATCTGAACCAGACCACCGTGAAGATTTGTTTAGATGTAAGGGAATTTGATATTGACGAGCAAGTTCTATAGCTTTGGATATGTCATTTTCGTTATATTTAAAAATAATATACTGCCATCTAATATCGTTACCATTCTCTTTACCAGATTTCATCACTTCAAACAAATATTCACCATCTTGATTTATCCTATATTTATGACTGTCCTGTGGAAGTCCATCAATACCAAACTCCCATATAGCAGATTTATTCGCACCAAACGCATCCATGTACCAATCCATAGGTTTATGAGAAGCAGCAGTGTGTACAAAGACTCTCTTGTCTCTAGTAAGTTTAAGAAACTCTATGAACTGTGGATGAAATATTGGGTCAGATATTTGACCACAAAATTCTATCTGGTTAAAATGTTCAATGATCTTCTTAAAGCTGTCTAAAGATAAATCACCCAGATTGTTAGTAGGAACAGAACGTCTAAGACACTTTGGACACTCCAACGTACATCGGTGGGTTATATCAAGATTTATGCTTTTCCTATCTAGTATAATTGAAAGCAAGTACCATCATCCTATTCTCCTATTTGTGTTTAGTAAAAACACTAATTCCTAATTTACTACTAATACCTACTTTCCTAAAATCACTAGCACAATGTAATCTACAGGAATCAAACACAATGGCATTTCCTGGCTTCCATTTGTGAGCAGAGTTACAACTTAACCCTTTTAGCCATCCATCCTTAATATGATCTAATGGCAAATTTGTCTCGAAAGGTTTTTGAGTTGTACCAATAACATTTGAGTACTCATATACACACATACTTCTGGGCAATTTTGCGAATTGCAAAGATTCATGATGACCTTTTGTTTCATGACTGTCACCGTTAAAAAATTTACTTGGCCCATTCAAATAAAACTGATCAAAAAACATCAAGTAAGGTTCTTGATCTTCCCCCTCTATTCTTAATGGAATAGTAAATGCCTTATATATTTTAGGTAGTGTGTCTATACTATCGTCAATATGAATTATGTGAGGTTTATCGACATGGAAAAAGAACGCATACCATATCTCAATATCACCAGCATGATCCCCAAAATATATTAAATCTCTAATTCTAGATAGAGCGGGATTATTAAAGTTTTCAATTTTAGATGTTATTGGCCCTGTGTTCTTATGTTCCTTATTATCAGAATTTTCCCAAACATCAATTAACTCTTCAATGTCTTCTTCAGATACACAATTTTCTATAGAGTAAGGTTTATCTGTATGGGATAAGATAAAATCCTTGTCAACCTGTGATCGTTCATTTATCAACATCATTAATCAAGTTCTTTCAATACATCCTTACCAAACTGTTTAACCATAGATTTTTTCATCAACTTAATTCGTTCTTTATTTGACCCACCATGAACGATAAAGTGAAAACGATTTTCATCAGAACTATTTAATGCTTCATGCGTCACTCCGTTGTCAAACCAAAATCCAGTGCAATTTTCAAAGGGCAACTCTTCTTTAGTATCTACTCTTCGTAAATAACAATTGTCTGGCTGGTAAATAGCAAGGTTGATAGCAGCAGATATATTTCTCTGTCTCCCCTCATTTATTCTTGCATCACCAGCGTCATGATGTGCGTGAATATTTCCACCAGGCTTGATGAGCATAAACCTACAACGTCTATAGTGTTTGTGTGGAAAGTCTTCTAACCACCTCTTTGTCTCTGGCGCAATTTCTGCAATTTCAGTCCATCCCCACTTTACCGTGTCTTCAGTATAATTATGGCCAGTAGGATTCATAGTATTACGCCAACCCAAAGACATATCAGATTCATCCTCATGAACAAATCCATGTATCGCAGCAGACCACCACTCATCACCATCTTGTAGTCTATGTTCTACAAAAAACCCCTCATCATAAACTGCTTGAGTCTCTTTAATTATTATCTCTGGTATTTCTAAATCAATCTTTAAATACCAAACATCGTTTTTTCTACACCACTGAACAGGATTCATTTTCCAATCACCATAAATCTTGTACTCTTATTTGATAGAATTTTTGATCCAGAATACATAACGTCTTTAATCCTTGCTTGGTCAATCAACTCTTCTTCAGAGTTAACACAATTTATATGGTCTTCATGTTGTTCATCATCAGAAGACTGTAATATATATAGAGGATTTTTCTGGACTACATTATTCAATTCTCTAAACTTCCACATAGGATACATGTGTTCACAAGCACAGTTTATAATAACATCATACACATCTTCTTTTGGTATTGGTTTTAGATGCTGCCAAACATGTTGTGAGTTGAGGGGTTTAATCATAACGTTTTTCATATTAATTTTGTATCTATTTTCTTCCTTATATCGTTTATTAAACTTATAACTTATAGGTGACACATCATGATCAATCTCAAAATTTTCAATCCACTCACACTCTGGAAATGTGTCGAACATAAGAGGCACAATATACTGAGCAAACCAACCAGCAAGTAGAGCTACTCTTTTCGGTTGAACATCTAATTTCTTTAATGTCTCTACCAACCAGAGTTTACTTTCTAATTGAGAGGCGTTCATAGAATCAAAAACTCTTTTTGTCAAGTATTGATAATTCCCAACTTCTAAATTTACGCCAGATGAAATTGCATTCTTCCAATCATTTGCCAGCTCTGGTGTAAATTGTAAATTCATATTTTGTTCCTCCGATACCTCCGATACTATTTTTACCATAATGATTTCAACTCCTCAACATCGTTAGTATCTGCACTATTATTAAATAAACAAATCCTATGATCTGGTCTTAATTTTTTTTGTTCTATATCTGAGGGAAAAATGTTGCCTGTGTAATATGAATAAATGTCTCCTTTTGGAAATACATTAAAGAAATTTTCAGCAAGGTTATTGTTAGTTTCATTCCACATATTATACCAAAAGTGATTGAGATAATTATCAATGGTAGGATATGTAAAAAATAAAACGTCTAAGTTCTTAACAATGTGCTTGTATATCTCTGTGAGTTGACCCCTATTCCATCGAATGACAGATGAATTTATAGGAGTTGATTGCATCGATGCATAATTCTTTCGACACTCATTCATGTCATTCCACCAACCTCTAACAATCCACGGATGTTTCATTTCAAGAGTAAAAAAGTATGCTAAGTCTTGATGGATGATAACGTCAAGGTCAAGATATAGAAAATTATCTCCCTTTATAGATTTAAAATCTTTCTCTGAATGTTCAGCTCTGCTGGATTCATCCAATCCACCAACGGGATGCCAGCTGGCACCAGTGGGCATATTTTCTTCCGCTTGAAATTCATTTTGGATAAGTTGAAACATGTAGAGTTTTCTATATGCCCACATGTTTGAAGGAGCTTGTTGATTACGAAATCGACTGTGCAGACCTTCGTACTCATCCCAAGTTGTAGGAAGCAAAATATCATAATCTTTTTCTTTTTTGTCAGTGAGACAGTAAAAGTTGAAAGGGACTGAACAGTTATCTTCACACTGTTGCTTTAACTTTTCTACATATTCTCGGCTGTACTTATCGCCCCACTTGACGCATAATATTGTATTTTTCATAATTGTTTATCTATAATAATGTAGAGTAAGCTTTAATTGCCTCCACTGGATTTTCTGCTTTACGAATTTCAGTTTTCGCTTTTCTTTTCTTACTATTCTTTACTGACTCTTGCTCAAATATTTTCAGTTTCAATTTAAATAAAACTTCTTTGTGATCAGCATTTTCTGCATCAAAGTCAAAAAGAATATCCAAACTTCCCTGTGATTCCTCAGTAATTTCTTGAGTTTCTTGAGTTTCTTGATCTTGATCTTGATCTTGAGTTTGTTTAGTTTCTTGATACAGATTATTTTCTTTTGCATAACGATGAAAGGCATCTCTAAATACTTGACGATCAACTTCAAGTTTTGCTCTTGTACATTCATCAATAGATTCCCAAGGAAATTCTTCCAACAAAGCTTTCATTCTTGCGTCATCAGGTTCCACTGGGGAAATATGATAAGAAGTTTGAAGTTCTTTTCCACCGTTTTCATGAACTCCAACTTCATCATCACCCGCATGAACTGCGCCAGCTGGGGGTGTATAATTATATACAATCTCAAGGGCAGTTAACTCATTATTTATATAGTAAACCTCAACAACCTTTCCGACGAATGGAAATTTTGGATCACCATTCGCAAAATATGCATCAGTTTCTTTATTCTCATATGCCATAATTAATCTCCTACCCTATGAAACGTGTATTCTTAAATTGTATGAACTAATTGCCTGTGCCGAACCACTAGGTTGTTCCTGTGCTCTATAATCATCACCAACTTGTCTTGTTCTATAAGTTGAACCATCTAACTTTGTATTTACCATTGCTGTTCCACGAACATTTCCACTACCACTAGTTCCTACATTATAGGATATTTTATGGTCATTAGTAGAATGAGCAGCCTCAAATCTTAGTAAATTACCAAATAAAGTTGAAGCATCTGCAACACTATATTCTTGAAGATTATTGTTTCCATCTATATGTAGTGGACTTCTTGATGGTGTATTATCAACACCATCTCTTACATGAAGAAAATAACTAGTTATTGTTGTTGGTTGGTCAAGTGTCTCAGGAATACCAGCAGCAGTAAATGCACCTGCATTGGCTCTAGTATCAATAAATACTGCTGTAGTAGAAACGTTTGTATATCCACTAGCCGCAGTCGCTGAATTTGTGATAGTAAAAGTTCCAGCAGTAGCAGATGATTCTGCTGCGGTTGTCATAGTCAAAATTGTAGGGAATACAAATGTGTCTAACATATCAGTTAAAGTCATTGCTCTAACCGCACCCGCAGTTGAATCATAATATACAGGAAAACTTATTCCAGTATCACTAACATGTCCAATCGACCCACTAGCAGTATATGCTAGATTAATCTTATCGAATGCAACAGTTACAGTTGCAACGTCAGCAGTCTCAGCTACCAAATCAAAGTTGGTAGCGTCTTGACCAGTTGCACCAGCCTTTGTTCTAGTATCACTCATTGCAGCAATCAATGCACCACTATTAGCAACTTGCGTAAGAACAGCAGTAGGATTCTCTGAATATATAAACTGCATCTTCTGTCGCCATTGAGTAACTTCACCAGAAGACATGGCAGTTAAATTACCATTTAAAAAATATAAAGGACTTCTTACTGTCATTTTAAGTTACTCCCGGCGCAAATCCGGCAACTGAGTTTAATATATGCCCACCCGAATCACGAATTTCTATAACATTTTTTTGCATACCAGCATGAAGGAACGGCATGTTTTCCATATGAACATTACTACCAGCGTTAGTTGATGAACCATCTGTACCATCTAAGAGTATATTATCACCAGCATCAGTTCCGTCAGCAGCAGATTGATTCATAACAATTAATACATCTCCACCCCTTCTTACCAAAGTTTGACCATCGCCATTTGGGCCGTTGTTGGCGCCGCCATCTGAAACCATCAAACCTTTATCAGGTCTATGGAAAAGATAAACTTCCTTATCAGCGCCAAAGTAAATAAAAGAACCATCAGATTTCAAACAAAAATCATCACCAACGGTAAGATCAAGAGAAATTCCAACACCACCAGCTACAGTTAATGCACCGTCTGTGGCAACTGTATTAGCAGTCGTTGCAGTTATAGCAACTACACCAGCAGAGGAGATTGTAACAGCATTAAGATCACTAGCAGAACCGATTGACCCGCCGTCTTGGATTGTGATACTTGCATTAAATACAGGCCGGGCGCTAAAGGTAGCAATACCAGTAACTAAAGCGGTTCCAGATATATCTACATTACCATTAATATCAATTAGGGTTGAGGTTAAGTCTATTTCATCGTCTGCAGCGATTGACAAATCACCGTCAGCAGTTGAACTAATGTGAATTGCAGTATCACGAAATATTATCTTTTTATTTGTAGCCATTGTTATGGCATCTGCTTGTGCAAGTGTACCACTAATCTCTACATTACCATTGATATCAATAAGTGTAGAGTTAAGTTCTATCTCATCATCGGCATTAATGTCTAGATCACCATCAGCTGGAGAACCGATATTAATTGCAGCGTCACGAAACTGTACTACCATTGCAGCATTAAGTAATATCCCAGTATCGTGAACATGAGTTAAAGTTACATCTTTACCCGCACCAAAAGTTAATACAGCAGCGTCACTAAGTAAGAATAAGTCATCTCCAATAACAGCATCCAAGGCTACAGACAAACCACCATCAGTCTGCAATGAACCATCAGTTGTAGAAGTTGCAGCAGTAGTATCATCTGTTTTAATAATACCACTTGCAGTTACCGTACCAGTTACTGCTAGGGCCGAACCAGTAAAAGTTAAGTTTGCCTCACCGTTACCACTATTAGAACCTGTAGCAGTAATAACACGGTTGTTACCGTCATTATTCAAAGATAAACCATCAGATTGATTAGCAAAAGCTAAGTTTCCATCACCATCAGTTGCAAGAAGTTGATTTGCAATACCATCAGCAACAGGCATTCTAAACTGAATACCACCAGCAGCTGGGGGAAGAAAAAGAGAACCTAAGAGGTTGTCACTTGTTGCAGACTGATAAGCAAATCTTGCGTTAACAGAAGACTCATCAACATTTTCTCTAGTCAAGAATACCAATGCATCTTCAGTTGATACTTCAAGGATTATAAATTCTTCATAATCCTCAAATGTAGGATTGACAATATGATCATTTGTTCCTTCTTCATAAATAAGAGCTTCACCAATGTTAACGACCACACCTTCTACATCAGTTGCATCTCCATCAAGAATGATTGCACTAGATGAATTTGCACCACTAGAATTAGTTCCATTAAGAAGAATAATATCATCAATATCTCTACCTATTAATGCTATCGTTCCTGTCTTGTTTTGAACTGTTACTGTTCTATCAGCAGTAGGATCAGTGATTGAAAGGGTTGTTTGAAACTCATCTATTGTTGAACCCTCAAATACAAAGTCTCCAGAAAATTGATTAAGAGGATTTATAAGATGATCCCCTGTTCCTATTTCATATAAAAGTGCCTCACCAACATCCACACCAACTGCGCTAGCATTAAGAATGATTGCACTAGACTCATCTGTACCACTTCCATCTGTTGCATTAAGAACAACAACATCGTTGATATCTCTACCCGTCAATGCTATTGTACCAGACTTATCTTGCATTGTTACTGTTCTGTCAGTAGTAGGATCAATTATTACAAGGGTTGTTTGAAAATCATCAGCTGTAGTTCCCTCAAATACAATCTCTGCACCAAATTTCAATCCTTGAATATCTGATCTAAGAGTATTAAAAGATCGACGAAATGTATCTAATGAATCGCCAGTAGTTATTGAAGCTGCTGTAATTGTTGCCATTATTCTTTACCCACCAACTTTTCTAATAGAGTTTTAATTTCGTGCATCTCGCATTTAATATTATTTATCTCCCTTGTCGCAGACCTTAAATCATCTCTTTGCTTTTGTGCCGATTTAGATCGAGAAACTGCTCGATCATAGGCAGTCGTATTAGTATTAACAATAGCTCCTGAATGTTTATCTCTTACGAGGTCTACATTATCTTCTACTTTTATATAATTTTCCATATTATGTCGCCAACGCTAATGCTCTAAAGTCTTTGATTCTTGGTGGTTCAGAAGAGTTAGTCGATTGCATGACAATTTTAATTGAGAACGCAATAAAATCATCTAGTGCATCACCAACACCATCATCTGTAACACCGGCAGTAAATAGATACTCTTGAAAATCATCACGCCCCAAGGATGGGTTAGTGACAGAATCGGGAGAACCATCACCATTAAAGTATTTCCAATTTAATTCATCAAAGTCACTAGCATCGTCTGACCTCAAGATTTTAAACATAACTTTAATTTCTGAAGATGTATCTCTGTTCGCACTAAAGAACACTTTCAACGCTGTCGCTGACTGGGCCAATGAAGCTTTTCTTGTGCAGTATATCGCAACATTATTATCACCAACTGATTCAGTTGAATCTCTATATTCATCAGTTGGAAAAACATCAGAAGCAGAGTCAATATTATTAATTCTATTTGAAACAGCAAGGCCTGTCATTCTCTGTGTATCAATAACAGGAGATAGATTTTCTTGAAAACTTGATAGGCTACAAGTTAATGATAATGATTTTTGACCAGCAAGTTCATTTGTCTCGTTAATTGCAGAAGCAATCATATATGGAGAATCATAATACACATTTTCATTTAATGGTATTGGAGTTGCGTTTGAAATAGTATCTTTAATAAATGATGCTTGAACACCAGATGCACTTGTTGCAGATGTCCCTTGTTTGACTGTTAAAATAGATGTACCTGTAAGTTGCATGTTTGATATATTCATCTGTGCAAGGTCATACAACATATTTTCTGATGCATAAGCATCATCACCGCCGTTCTGAGCTCGTGTTATACCAGTACCATCAATAACGGCGTTAGTAGCTACCGTAATCGTGTAACTATCAATATTAATATTACTGATTGATGTAAACGTTTTATTAGCAGCAATATTATCAGCATCTGTAACGTAGTGATTGATTTCTGTGAATGGTATTTTATGTAACTGATATAATTCTACAGGAGAACCAGCAGCATGATTTGCTCCAGATTCACCAGCCTGGTTACTACCAAATCCTCTTGTTGCACTACTAATTGTATTACTACTTATGGAAGAATATTGTATTATCTCGTTATTGATTCTTATCATCCAGTTGTTAGATGCGTCCCTAGAATATTTACCAGCAGTATCATTAAAATTTGTACCGTCAGCAAGGACAATAGTTGTCGTTGTATCATCAATCGCATTTGCCAAGGTTGTTGTAGCACCAGACTTAATATCCATAAACCTAACATTATTATTAGTTGTGTTCATATTATGGTTTGGATGTAGAACTTGGATAACATTACTTCCATCTTGGAAAATCATAGGATTGATTGGTAGTCTAACTGAAGACTCGTTACCACCCGACAACCCAGTAGAAATACCTGACCTTTCGGGAACTGGTAGTTGATCATTTACAAGAGGCACCGTTCCTGAAAGTGCAGTAAACGAACACCTATTCATTTTAAATTTAATATCTTCCATAAGAGAAGGAGCCCAAGTTCTATTATTATGAGACTTAAACATAACCCCAACATCTGGTTGTTTAGAAACTGTCCTTTCTGCAAACAATGCATTAGACGTTGAGGTTGCTGTACCACCAACACCAGCAGCAGCCAATGTAGATTGAATTTCTGTTTCACCCATTCGAGCAATCCAAATCTTATGAGTTGGTACTTGTGCAAGCAAACAGAAACAATATTCTAAACCCGACTGTAAATAAACAGGGCTATTAAATTTAAAGTTGGTTGCTTTTTGTCCAGTTTCATCAATCGAAATATTTGCAGGGTCTTTTACAACCCGACCAAACGGCATAATTTTTGGGCCAGGATAACCGTTGACTACATTTCTCAACTCTAGTGTTACAGGGAATACCTCATCCTTTTCAGAAAAGAATATATCTATACTTGAAACAAACGCTCCTCCAGACTCTTCTATTAAAAAAGTCTGTGCTAACGGATCATCATCGTCATCACCATCATTATCACCATCATCATCAGTCTGCGCCTGCGGCACAGGCGCTGGAGGTGCAATAAATGTGGTAGATTGACTAATAACATCAGAGAAAATTGATGTTGAAGAATTTGCATTAGATTTACTCAATTCTGCATTTCTTGTTGCAATAATAGTTTCTTGTTCAGTTTCTAAAATACCTGTGGCATGGTAGATTGTTTGTCCTGCTGTAATAGGGTCTGTAGATGTGATATTTGTTGGACTTGCAGTAAGTCGAAATGAAATCTCACCAGTTTTAAATTTAAGGTTTCCTGTCACTTTAGGATCAGGAAGACTGAATACTCCTTTAACTCTACCAGATGGGCCGGTTATTAAAGCATCACCAAAAATTAAACTTGAATCAGATGTTGAGAACCCCTCTAGTGGTTTTGTTAAGGAAGAAACATCTACTTTATCAAAGAAAGGATATAGTTGTGTATTTGGTAAGAAACTATTTCCTTCAAAATTTATTATTTTAGGTCTACAAAACGGCAGCATGGCCCTTGCAATAACTTTAGTTCCTTGTGATTCAAGGTCAATTTTTTCAATAACATCAGTTTTAATACCAGTTCTACTCTGATCTGTTCTTACTGTACTAACTGTTCGTGATGTTAAGTTATTACCACTCCACCAAGAACTACTTGATGAAGCTGTTGTTCCAGACCATTGAGTTTGCCAAGCATTCCACACCGTTCCTATTGAATCTTTATTATCTTCATAAAAAGTATCAAAGTTACCCTCTACATTAACAATTAAATCGGGAGCAACCTCTGTTTCAAACCAATCATCACTTTGTGGGTCAAGAGAAACATGTCCTTCCCAATTAGATAAAAGAACAGGAGTAACTCTTTCAACTCTAGTTGCAAATGGTTGATCAAGTAAAGTAACTTCTTTGTAAGGTAAAGTTATAAGATCACCAGTTTTTTGATAACCAAAATTAGCACGTTCTGTATCAGAAGTAGATTGTTCTACTATAGAAAATGATTTAGTCTTGGAAGCTGGCCGCAATTCATTATTTTCCATATCAATAGAACACTGATAGTCTTGGTGTTTAACATCACCAAGACGATGACCTTGGAAAGCATCAACCACAAATCCAGATTTAAATCTATTTAATCCATTAGCATCAGTAACTTCAAAACTCTCTGCATCACGTTCTAATAAAGATAAGTGTGTATAATATTCTAAATTTCCAATACGATCTTGAAGCTTACCAATATCCTTCATAGTGAAACGTTGATTTTTTTCTCTTCGTATAACGACATCTCTAGGAGTAAATGTAAATGGTGGAATAAATAGTTCTGCCAATTTCATTGTCGAAGCTCGAGCCTCTGGAATTTGAGGATTTTCAGAAGAATCACCTTCAGTTATAGTAATATTACCACCAATATCAATATCAATTATTGCTCTTTTACCTAAGTAATATTCATAGTCTGCCTGTACCAAAGAACCTGGCTTGAGGAAGTTATTTGCAGAAGCGCCAGTCCCATCATATTGTCGATGGAAGAAATCAAATGAATATCCAGTTATTGCATCAACTGTTTCAACAACAGCTGTTGCCCCCACAGCATCTTCTACACTAGGTCTAAAATCAAAAGTGTTATATAGTTTATAAAACCCAGTAGGAGCAGGAGCTTCAGGATCAACTTTTGTAGCACTATATTGTGGAATATCAACATAGTCCATTTGATTTGCAACGTCACTATATGAATCAACGGTTAGAACATCACCAGCACTATGTTCAAGATAATCAAATACAATTAATAATCGACCAGTAGGAGCTGGCAAACCGCTTCTTCTCTCAATACGAGAAATATCATAGTAATTGTCTCGTTGGCCAGTGTCTAATTGATAGTTGGAAGTTATAACAGAATCACCCTCAGTGACACTACCAACTGTCGAAGTTGCACCAGAAGATTCAGCAGTAATTACCTCATTTACTGAAAATCTTTTAGATGAACCAGAAGTATATACTAACTGTACTGGAGATGTTGTAGTAATAATTCTTGCTGTGGCATTAGTTGATGCACCAGTAATCTTTTCACCTCTAGTGAAAGTACCTGTTGTTGTACCTAAAGATATTGTTGGTGTATTTGCATCAGTACCAGAAGCTCCAGATTCAAATACTGCCATCAACCTAAACACATCACTTCGTCCCAAAGAAATTTGTCTGTCCGTTGGTCTAGTTCCAAATGCAGCAGTTGCGCCTGGAATGACCTTAACTTGTTTCATTAGTTTTGTTGTTTTGGTTTTTTGAACAACTGAACTCTTAGAGAGAGTTGTCATAATTTTAAGTTTAGCACCAGTACCAAATACAATAGGATTGGTAATCGTAAGAGTTCCCGTTCCAGCGCCGGAGAATCCACTAGAAGCACTAACAACATCTCCAGATTTAGAAGAACCAGAACCAGCAATTAGAACTGAAATTGTATAGTCGGTTTCACTATGAGAAAGAAATGTTTCATTTGTACCAGCTGAAACTGTTACCGCACCAGAAGAATTTGTGTTCACAATAAACTGTCGGCGAATTGTAAGTTGTGTATCACTTTCTCCGCCATTTGATGCAGTTAATAAAGTTTTTACTGGACGTTTCGCAAGTCTAAAGAGAGAAATATTTTTTTCTGCATCTTCTAACTTACAAATAAACTTGAGAGAACCAGTACCACCAGATGCAGCTGTTTGCAACGCAATCGGATCACCTTCCACCTCTGTTAGAATATTATCTCCATTGTTTAATCCAACATCAGTTGTTCCATCTAAGTCTAAGAAGGAAGAAGCAGTAGCAACGGCGGTGAGTGCAATATCAGCAGTGAAGTCTTGACCAGCATCAGCGTCATCACAAACAACAGACCGAACTTGGTCAAAAGATTTTGATTGAAAGGAAAGAATGGTTAAATCAGCATTACCAGAATTTTCTACTAAACCACCCGCTTCAGCAGAGTTAGATGAAATAATTTTTTCACCGACTTGAAAAATTCCGTTAACGTTTGTGAGAACAAGATCAGCGCCTGAAGTTTCTTCACCAAATATAAGACCAGTTGCACCACTATTACTTCCTGTAACAAGTTGTCCGCCATTTGCGGCGATAGATAGTAATGTTGGACTTGGTGTTCCAGATAAAGTTATTCTAACAAACGGACGAACATCAAAAACAAAAAGTTTGTAAATAGCATCAGCTTGGCCAGGAGTACCAGAAAGATGTTGATAAGTCCGAACCCTTGCAACACCAATTTTTGTTCCAGTGGCAGTGCCACGGGCTGAGGTTGCAGTGTCATGTAAAGATAGTTGTTTGAATGGGGTTGACTCACCAGAAATAAATGATACATCTGGAGTTCCAAACAAATTATTTACGGTTACAAAGTTACCAACATCAAACGCTGTATTACTAGAATTAACCGTATTAAATTCTCTAGACTTCTTTAAATCAATTACAGTAGGTGCAATTTTTTCAATCTCAAAACCCTTAACATATGCCTTACCAGAAGAAATTTGTAATGCAAGAAGTGATTCAGAAGCAATACCATTACTATCTGTTATTGTTCCAGACTTATATACACCCTTATAATCTACAGGGCCAACACTAGCATCAATAGATTCTTTAACTTGGAATGTAAATGGCCTTACAGTATAGTTACCAGATTCATCAAATGTTCTACGAGCAAGTGTCTCTTCAAGGATAGAGTACTCTGTATTCCTTGCATGTCTTATTATTCTACCACCCTTAATCCTCAACAACTCAATGAAATTTTTATCGTCTGTTGCAGAAGTTACAATAGATATAAGAGTTAGAGTAAACTTTAGTCGGTGTGCGCCTTTAGCTGCAAAGTTAGATGATCCAGTTGCATTATCTAATAGAGATGTATCAAGTTCTGGTGTTATAATTGACTCATCAACTCTCAGTCCAATTTTTACATTCAGTCCGAACCCACCTCTATATTTGTCAAGAATAATATTTTGGTCAGCAACATTAACAAAATGACCTCTAACAAAATATACACCAGCCGAAATTGAAGCCATGCATGCTTTTCCAGCGACAGCTCCAGTACTTCCGTCTACAACTGTATTTATATCATCTGTTTCTAAAATTACAGTTGTTATAGAAGCTGCGTCTGCAGCAAACGTTGT